GGGTAGAATCCAAAAGATTCGCCGCAGAATTAGACGCAACGCAAAGGGAAGAATTATTGTTCAACGCAATGTAAAGCGTTCAGCGATTAAGGGTTTTAGAATTTCTGGTAATACTGTTAAGAGAATTCCTGCAATGGCAAGAATTCAAAAAGCTAGAAAGTTAAAGAGATATTGGAAAACTAAAGGTAGAGCAAAGTTGAATAGAACATTACTAAAAAGAAAAATGTCTTTGCGCCGCCGCACCTCAATGGGAATAAAATAAAATGGCATTTGAAATACTAAACGCAGCCCGTTCAAAATCAACAATTCGTGTCGTTGGTGCAAGTGCCAATGTCCGTATTAATTTGAACCAGCTTTCAACTAATACTCAGAATGAGATTATATCATCTGCGTCTATCAATCAACTACACTGGTCAACATCTGGTGTGATTGAGATTTATCGTGGTAATGATGCAACTGGAACATTAGTACTTCAAGTATTTGGAGAAGGTTCATTACCTCTTTCAGTATTTGATATTTCAGTAGCAAACACATCAACTGCAAATATTTACTTTGTTAATACTGGTGCTGGCACAGCATTAATTGGATTAACAAAGACAGCAACATATGTCAGAGAACCAGATACAGGATTCCTAGTATGAAATTAATCACAGAAACAATTGAAGAAGTTAAGTATATTACTGAAACAAAAGAAAACGGAAAGAAAAACCTTTACATTGAAGGTGTCTTTCTAGTTGGAGAACAAGCTAACAAAAATCGTAGAATGTACAAAATGGATACACTACGAGAAGAAGTTGGTAGATATAATCAAGAGTACATTGCAACGAATCGTGCATTGGGCGAATTAGGTCATCCAGATACACCAACATTAAATCTTGAACGTGTATCACACAAAATCATTTCGCTTAAAGAGAATGGTAATGTATTCATTGGTAAAGCACAAATTCTTGAAACACCTTACGGTAACATTGTGAAGAATTTTATTGATTCTGGCGTAAGTCTAGGTGTTTCTTCAAGAGGTATGGGTTCTTTGATTCCTGGTGAAGACGGAATTAATATTGTCGGCAACGACTTTCGTTTGGCTACGGCCGCAGATATTGTTGCTGACCCGTCAGCACCAGGTGCATTCGTAAACGGCATCATGGAAAACAAAGAATGGTTATTTGTTGAAGGACGTTTTGTTGAAGTCGATATTGACAGAACAAAACAAGCAATTCAAAGAGCCCCAAGAAAAGATGTTGAAAAAGTGGCTATTCGCCTCTTTGAAAATTTTCTATCAAAACTTTAATTATTATAAATAAATATACACAAAAGGAGATTCCTAATGGCTACAAATAAACTTTTTGAGGCGGCTGCTGAGATTCTTGCATCAGGCAAGGGTAAGAATGCTATGCCTCCAGAAAAGCTACCTGGCGAACAAGTTGATGCTGGTGGACCAACCCCACAAAATGCAAAGCAAGATGATGATTCGCACAAAATTACACCAGCTACAAAGAGCGCAACTGCTCCTGCGGCTAAACCTTCTGCCGCTTCTGCTAAACAAGAAGAAGTAGAAGTTGAGGGTGAAGTTGTATCAGAAGAACAAATTGAAGAAGTTGAACTAAATCTTTCCGAAGATATCAACGCTTTGTTTGCTGATGACAACACAATCTCAGAAGAATTCAAACAAAAAGTTACCACAATTTTTGAAGCCCGTGTCCTTGACCGTGTTAAACAAATTGAGGAAGAAACTGAATCTCGCTACGCATCTATGCTAGAAGAAGCAGTTGAAGCAGTTAAAGAAGACTTGACCGAAAAAGTAAATGACTATATTGCTTATGTGGTTGAGCAGTGGATGGCAGACAATGAAATCGCAATCGAAAAAGGTATTCGTGCCGAATTGACAGAAGATTTCATCTCTGGTCTACGTAATCTATTTGCAGAACACTACATTGATGTTCCTGCTGAAAAAGTTGACCTCGTTGACGAAATGGCTACCAAAATTGATGAATTGGAAGGCAAGTTAAACGAGGAAGTTGAGCGTTCAGTACAATATCGTAAAGAATTGGTCGAAGCTCACAAAGTAGAAGTTACCCGTGAAGTATGTGAAGGTTTGACCGACACTCAAGTTGAAAAAATTAAAGCACTTGCAGAGAGTGTAGAGTTCTCCACAGAGGAAGAATACAAACAAAAACTTGAGACAATTCGTGAGAATTATTTCCCTTCTGGTGTAAAGAAGGCTGATGAAGCCCAACTTCACGAACAAGTGTCTGACGATGTTGATACCAAGAAACAACAAGTTTCTAGCGATGCATTCGTTAACTCTATTGTTCAATCAATTTCAAAAACAACCCGATTCTAATATAAACCAAGGAGAACTCTAAATGTATCTTTCCGAAGACCTACAAAAAAAATGGGCGCCTGTTCTAGAACACAGCGACCTACCAAAAATTTCTGATCCATATCGCCGTGCTGTTACAGCATTGGTACTTGAGAACCAAGTACAAGCTATGGCTAAAGAAGCTGGCATTCTTAACGAAGCATCACCAACCAACTCAGCCGGTACTGGTGGTTTCGGTACTGGTGCAACAGCAACTGGTCCAGTTGCCGGTTTTGACCCAATCCTTATCAGCTTGGTTCGCCGTTCACTACCTAACCTAATCGCTTATGATATCTGCGGTGTTCAGCCTATGACTGGCCCAACCGGCATGATTTTCGCAATGCGTTCTATGTACGGTACTGACCGTGTGCCTTCAACTGGTACCGAAGCATTCTACAACGAAGCTAATACCACTTTCTCTGCACCAGGCGGTTCACTTGCACAGCAAACATTTGCTATGAAGTCTGCTACATCTGACCGTCCATATGGCGTGTTTGATGCTAACACTTCTACCGGTCTTGCTACAGCATCTGGTGAAGGTGATGCACTTGCTGAAATGGGCTTCTCAATCGAGAAAGTTACCGTTACAGCTAAGACCCGTCAATTGAAAGCTGAATACTCAATGGAATTGGCACAAGACTTGAAAGCAGTTCATGGTCTTGACGCTGAAACCGAATTGAGCAACATTCTTTCTTCTGAGATTCTTGCTGAAATCAACCGTGAAGTTCTACGTACAATCTACACAGTTGCTAAAGTTGGCTGTAAAGTTGGTACTACCACAGTTGGTACTTTTGACCTTGACACCGATTCTAACGGTCGTTGGATGGTTGAAAAAGTTAAAGGCTTGGCATTCCAATTGGAACGTGAAGCTAACACCATTGCTAAGACAACCCGTCGTGGTAAAGGTAACGTGATGATTTGTTCTTCTGATGTTGCTTCTGCTCTTGCAATGGCTGGCATCCTAGACTATCAATCAGCACTACAAGGTCAAGTTAACCTAACAGTTGACGATACCGGTAACACCTTTGCTGGTACATTGTTCGGTCGTATCAAAGTGTACATTGATCCATATTTCGGCGCTAACTCTACTTCTGAGTTCGCAGTTATGGGCTTCAAAGGTTCTAACGCTTATGATGCTGGTCTATTCTACTGCCCATACGTTCCTCTACAAATGGTTCGTGCAGTTGATACCACAACCTTCCAACCAAAAATTGGCTTCAAGACTCGTTACGGTCTAGTTGCTAACCCATTCGCTGAAGGCACAACCCAAGGCGCTGGTGGTTTGAACGTAGGTGCAAACTTCTACTACCGTGGTTTCAAGATTACTAACATTATGTAATCTAAGCCTCCATTAAGAGGGGTACTTTAAAGGGGAACAGAAATGTTCCCCTTTTTTCGTTTATAAATATACGTATGGCAACTACACCAACATCTAGCACTCCACTAAATCAGAATTTTTTACACCCAAATAAGTTTCAATTAACTTTCTCACGGGTGCCAAACATTCAATATTTTTGTCAAGCGGTATCAGTACCGGGCATTTCTATGGGCGAAATACCTGTAGCTACACCTTTCGTTGAGAAGTATTCTCCTGGTGAAAAAGCAATTTATGACATGCTTAACGTTACATTTGCTATTGATGAAGAAATGCGTTCATGGATTGAGATACACGATTGGATTCGTGCTATGACATTCCCAGAAAAGTTTGAGCAGTACCAAGAATTACCAAGACTGTCAAAAGCCATTGGTAATCCAAAGACACCTCAATTCTCTGATGCAACACTTACCATATACTCATCTGCTTATACGCCATTATACCGCTTTAAGTTTTTTGATGTGTTTCCAACTTCACTAGCATCTTTTATGCTAGCCTCACAAGATACGCCGGAAAACATTTTAACATCCGATGCATCTTTCAGATTTACCTACTATCATATTGACAAAATGTTTTAATTGATGTACACTCCTACAAGGAGGAATTGTAATGACTAAACTTGAAGAATTGATGAATGAATGGGCTAAAGATTCCCAGATTGATAGAACTGAGCCTGGTAAAGCACTAATTGATATACCACAGCTTCACAGCAAGTATCTGAATATTCTATCACGCCATAAGTTGCTTTGTAAAGAGGCTGACTTCAAATATTCCCGGATGAAGAAAATTAAATGGGAATACTATACTGGCAAAATGGGCGATGATGATTTGCAGAAGTATGGCTGGGCACCATTCCCATTTACTATCAAGTCTGAAATTACCACATACATGGAAGCAGATGAAGACTTGAATAAATTTATTGCATCTAGAATGATGCATGAAGAAATTGTTAGTTGCTGTGAGATGATTTTGAAAGAACTACATAGTAGAACATTTCAACTTAAATCATTTATTGATTGGGAACGGTTCATCCAGGGTGTCTGATTTAATTATTAGTAAAGTCAACGAGGCTTATATAAAACTAGAGTGTGAGAAAAGCCTCGCTCAAGAAATATCTGACCATTTTACATTTCATGTTCCTGGGCATCAATTTACACCAGCGTACAAGAATCGTTTGTGGGATGGTAAGATACGTCTTCTCGATTTAAGAACATACTGCATGTACTATGGTTTGATACCATACATTCAAAAGTTTTGTGATGATAGAAACTACAAGATATATTATCATCCAGAAGTTAACTTAACAAACAACTTCTCTATCAAAGAAGCTGAACAGTTTATTTCAACATTAAATTTGCCTATTGTACCAAGAGATTACCAACTGAGTTCTTTTGTACATGCAATAAGAAACAAACGCTCACTACTACTTTCGCCTACAGCGTCAGGTAAATCTCTGATTCTTTATTTGATTCTCCGCAAGATACAAGATGAAGACTTTAAAAAAGGTTTGTTGATTGTTCCGACAACATCTTTAGTAGAACAGATGTACTCTGATTTCAAATCATATGGATATGATTCTGAAACAAACTGCCACAAACAATATGCGGGTAAAGATAAAAATACGAATAAGTTTTTAACTATAACTACCTGGCAATCTATCTACAATCGTGAACCAGAATACTTTGAGCAATTTGATTTTGTTCTTGGCGATGAAGCACATCAATTTAAAGCTAAATCTTTGGCTACACTTATGGGTGGTCTTACGGATGCCAAGTATCGTATAGGCTGTACTGGTACACTTGATGGCACACAAACACACAAACTTGTACTTGAAGGTTTGTTTGGTGCTGTATTGAAAGTAATAACTACCAAAGAATTGATTGACAATAAACAACTAGCAGACTTTAAAATAAAATGTCTGATACTCAAACATCCAGAAGAAGCATGTAAGCAAGCTAGGTCTTGGGACTATCAATCCGAGATAGAATACATAGTTATGAATGCACAAAGAAATGCATTCATTAAAAATCTAGCTTTGTCATTAAAAGGAAACTCTCTAGTTCTCTTTCAATTGGTTGAGAAACACGGTAAAGAATTGTTTAAGTTGATAGGCGCTGAAAAGGGAAATCGTAAAGTATTTTTTGTTTACGGAGATACAGATGTTGAAGTCAGAGAATCAATTCGTGCTATTACAGAAGAAGAAAGTGATGCTATTATTGTGGCATCTTATGGCACTTTTAGTACTGGCGTTAACATTCGCAACCTACACAACGTCATCTTTGCTTCTCCATCTAAATCTCGCATTCGCAATTTGCAATCCATTGGTCGTGGATTACGAAAGGGCGACAACAAAGAATCAGCAGTCTTATTTGACATTTCAGACGATTTTAGAATAGGCAAGTTTACCAACTTTACCCTTAAACACTTTGTTGAAAGAGTAAAAATATACGAGGAAGAAAAATTTTCATATAAATTTTACAATATAGAGTTAAAAACACAACTTTAAAACATATATATAATGTAGTAAAGTATATTTTTAGGAGATATTGTATGAATATTGTATCAAAACAAGAAGCACAAGATAAAGGTCAGATTTTTTATTTTACAGGAAAATCATGCAAACATGGTCATATAGCCGAAAGAATGGTAAAAGGTGGTACTTGTAGAGAATGTAAACGAGTTGTTAGTGAAAACTATCGGAATAATAATAGAGAAGAATACAATGAATATTGCAGAATTAAAAAGAAAGAAAGTTATTCTTCTGAAAAAAGAAAAGAACAATACAGAAAAAATTTACAAAAAGAATTATTCTATGCGGCTAAAACAAGAGCAAAAAATAAAAATATTACCTTTACAATTACTCTAGAAGATGTTATAATACCACTTAATTGTCCTGTGTTTGAGATTCCATTGGATCATAGAGATAGACAACACGCACCAACATTAGATAGAATAAACAACAATCTAGGATATGTGCCAAACAATATTAGAGTTATTAGTGCTAAAGCAAACAGATTAAAAAATAATGGCTCAATTGAAGACTTTGAAAAAATTTTAAGGTACATGAAAAATGCATAACGAAATAAAAATTCTAAGATTACAAGATGGCGAAGATATCATTGCATCTTATCATATAGATGAAACTAGTAAGATGGTTGTGATGAACAATCCAATGACTTTGTTTTTTAAACGAATCAGTAGTGGCAAATCTATGGTTATGATGGCACCATGGTTGCCTTTAGAATTGATTGGTGAAAATACAGCTAAGGTATATGAGACTAGCGTTCTTACGATGATTGAGCCTAAGAAGTCGCTCGTTGATTATTACTTGAGTGCTGTTGAAGAATCTAATGAATTGATTCAGATGAGTGCAGACGCTATTGATGAAGCGTTGCTTAATGAGTGTGACGATGATTATGATGAAGACGATGCTGAGTTTGAGCAAGTTCAAGAATCAATTAAAGAAACCAAGAAGAACTTATTACATTAATTGAAGACCCCACAGGGTGTATTGTACGCACGACACTGGCGATTGTCAAGTGTTATTTTAGGAAATAATGATGAAAGAAAAACACTATGTTAACAATGCCGATTTTTTACAGGCATTGATAGAATACAAGACTGCATGTGATGCAGCCAAAGCGGAAGGTAAGGATGATCCTATAGTACCAAACTATATTGGTGAATGTTTCCTAAAAATTGCTAATCACCTATCTCGCAAACCAAACTTCATATCGTATTCTTTCCGAGAAGAAATGGTATGCGATGGCATTGAGAATTGTATAATGTATTTTCGGAACTTTGATCCAACAAAGTCTTCCAATCCATTCGCATACTTTACCCAAATCATATACTTTGCTTTTCTAAGGCGCATTCAAAAAGAGAAGAAACAACTATATGTAAAGTACAAAGCTACCGAACAGTTTGGTCTTCTTGATGAAGGTGAAATGTATGAAGACGTAGATGGTAACATGAAGCAGTTTGTTTTGTATGACAATCTTTCCGAATTTATCCAAACATTTGAAGCAAAGAAAAACGAAAAGAAGAAAACAAAACTAAAAGTCCTTGATAAGTTCCTAGAAGAAGATATCATAGACGAACAATTACCTGACAAAATTTAATTTATGGAGTATAATGATGCTAGTATTGCCTGATAATATGATTGGTAAGCCTGTTGGTTTTACTTGTTCCACTTTTGATTTGTTACATGCTGGTCACATTCTGATGCTAGCCGAAGCAAAGTCAATCTGTGATTACCTAATTGTTGCGTTGCAGATGGATCCATCAATTGATAGACCAGAATCTAAAAACAAACCAGTCCAGTCTATTGTTGAACGATATGTCCAACTTTCCGCTGTTAAATTTGTGGATGAAATTATTGTGTACCAGACAGAGAAAGACTTGGAAGATATGTTGATGTTCTTGCCAATTACAATACGAATTATTGGTGAAGAATACAAAGACAAAGATTTTACTGGTAAACAAATTTGTGAAGATAGAGCAATTAAAATTTTCTACAACCAACGCAGACATAGTTTTTCAACAACCGAATTACGTAAGAGAGTAGCTAATAAAAGTACACTATGAGGATTGCTTTAATTAATGATACACATGCTGGCGCACGTGGTGATAGTTTATTGTTTAATGAGTTCTTTTTTAAATTTTGGGAAGGCACATTCTTTCCATACCTAAAAGAGAATAACATAACTCAGATTGTGCATCTTGGTGATGTAGTTGATAGACGCAAATTTATCAACTATGTCATTTTGAATTCTTGGCGTAAACGATTCTTTGATGTGCTTGAAAGAGAAAACATCAAGATGGATGTTATCGTTGGTAACCATGATGTGACATACAAGAACACAAACGAAATAAATGCCATGCATGAATTGTTTGATAGGTATGATAACATCAATGTGTATATTGATCCTGTTGAAATGGAATATGACAATCTTCCGATTGCACTTGTGCCATGGATCAACTCATCCAACTATGAAAATTCACTTCAGTTTTTGCGTGATACAAAATCGGAAATAGTCTTTGGTCACTTTGAGATTTCTGGCTTTGAGATGGACAGAGGTAATGTTTGTCATGCTGGACTAGATAAGAAAATCTTTGATAGATTTGATATGGTTCTATCTGGACACTTTCACCACAAGTCTTCCGATGGTACAATTCATTATCTTGGTAATCAATACGAAATTACCTGGACAGACTTCAATGATCCGAGAGGCTTTCATGTCTTTGATACCGAGACAAGAGAGTTGACATTCGTTTCAAATCCATGTAAAATGTTCTACAAAGTTAGCTATGATGATGCGACACAAACATTTGAGTACTGGAAAGCATATGATTTCTCGGTACACAAAGACACTTATGTTAAAGTCGTTGTGGTAAACAAAACAAATGCATATCTATTTGATTATGTACTTGAGCAATTGAACAAAGCTGGTGTAGCCGATGTTGCTGTGGTAGAAGATTTTTCCGATACTTCCATAGAAGAAGATGAAGAATTGGTTAACCAAGCCGAAGATACCATGACTATTCTTTCCAAGTATATTGATGGGTTGACACTTGATGTGGATTCTGATAAACTAAAGAATCTAATGCGTGAATTATATGTTGAATCTTTGAATGTTGAAGTGACTGAATGATTTTTTTCAAATCAATAAAATTTAAAAACTTTCTTTCTACTGGTAACTATTTCACAGAAATCAATCTGTGCAATAGTCCAAACACATTGGTGGTAGGAACAAACGGTGCTGGCAAGTCTACCTTGCTTGATGCATTGTGCTTTGTGCTGTTCGGAAAACCATTTCGTTCAATCAACAAACCACAACTGGTAAACTCAATCAATCAAAAAGAGTGTGTCGTTGAATGTGAGTTTGATATTGGTAACAAGAAATTCAAAATCATTCGTGGTATCAAACCAAACATCTTTGAGATTTATGTTGATGGCGAAATGTTGAATCAAGATGCCGCTGTAAGAGACTATCAAGAACATCTAGAGAAATTTATTCTCAAATTAAATTACAAGTCTTTCACGCAGATTGTCATTCTCGGTTCAGCATCTTTTGTGCCATTCATGCAACTATCTGCGGCTGACCGTAGAGCAATCATTGAAGACTTACTGGATATTCAAATCTTTTCTACAATGAATGGTTTGCTGAAAGATAAACATTCAATCAACAAAGAAAGTATTCAGTCTAACAAACATGAACTAGACTTGTGTTCCAATCAGCATAAGTTGGTACAAGAACACACAGAAAAAATCAAAAAGAATACCGATGAATTGATTGTAAGCAAAGAGATGGAAGTAGCAAATGTTTGGCTTGAGATTGATTTGGTGCAAACAG